ATCAGAATAAGTTTTTGCTGATGTTACGTCATAACTCATTTCATACATTTTATCGTTATCAAGTGGGTCAATACAAACTATCTTATCTTTAGATGCTCCGTAATGATTTGCCACCCCTGACATATATTTTACACAGTCTTTTAAATCTTTATTATTCTGGAAGGTAGTTCCATTGAGTCTTATAATGGCATTGACATATATCACACCCTCAGTGAATGCTGCGTCAGATATGCCAAGATATTTGTTTATCTCTATTTCGTCCTCGATTCGTTGTTCAGACCCTACTATATGAATTCTCTTAGTTCCTTCAGTTGTTTGAAGTGGGTTGTAGTCATCATTATAATACCATACATAACACATGAAATCGCCTACAGTCGCAAGAGTTTTGTAAACCTTTTCATGCCAACAGGCAAATTTTGGTTCTGCAGCTAACTCTGATTTTTGTAGTTCTGGATTAGAGGCTATCTCATAGTCAATGGCCTCTTGCTCAGGACTATAATTGGTCAAGTCCATGAAAAATATACTATTTGACAATAGTATTTATTGTGGTAGAATATATAGTGGAGAGCAATTTACTAATTATGAGCCATAAAGACGAATTGATGCAAAGATCAACTCAGCTACAAACAGAGATACAAGAAATTCAACAATCATTTGAACTTAAGAAAGAAGAATTTTTAAAAGTTCAAGGTGCCTTAGAAATGTTACAGATTCTTGAAAATGAAAAACAAAATAACACAACAAAATAAAAAGGCAACATCTGTCAGGATATTAACAAATATAATTTAATCCCTTGCCAAACAGATTTGGCTATGTCATTCTAGATACATAAGACGTTTCCGACCATAGAGTCATTTTATTTACACGTTCTTAATATCGAAAAATGTTTAACTTATTTAAAAACAACACAACAGAGGATTTTGCTCAATTTTCTAATGAGGAAATCAAAGAAATAACCAAAGAGGAGGCAAAAAGAGCTCCTAAGTCTGGGGTTGTACCAATAAAAATTGAAGCCCAACCTCCCTTCCTATACCCTCCTTTTACACAAGAGGAAGTAGATTCTTTTTCAAAGAAGGTAAAGTTAGTAACTCTTAATGATGTCGCTCCAACTCCTTATTCCGTATTAAATAAAGATATTCCAGCAGTTAAGTTTCTTGGTTGGGCTGAAGTATCAACTAAAGATGATAAACAATTAGGTTATACCTTAGATAAAAATGGTATGGCTGAAAATGTCAGAAAGAATGGCACTAAAACAGATGATGTAAACGGCTTTGCAGATTGTTATTTGAATAACTCATTCTCATTTGCTATGGAGCAGCCTTGGGCTATCTTTACTAAGGAAGAATGTGAACCATACTTATTTGTTTCTCCAAATGGAGAAATGAGTGTGAAAACTACAAGACTTCAACAATACGCTGGTAAAACAAGAAGAGCTGGCAATGAACAGGCAAATTATCTATATTCTAAAAACCCAGAAGATTTTGTTCGTGCTGAAGTAATCAATGGCGAGATAAAATTCTTTGTTTCTGTTGTTAGTTTCCACAAAGCTGGTGGAAAAAGAGCAGCTTACTGGAAACAAACTGCATGGAATGTAGAAAACAGCCCTAACAGAAAGACAGCAGTTAAGTTCATTAAGAACTACAACAAACCCGAAGATGATATTCTCACAATTTATAAATTGTGTAAATTTGAGAACATTGATATCGAGGATAAATCAGAGCAAAACATTAAATTAATTAATGATGTTCTTAGAGATCAATTAATCCCTGTTGACAAGTTTGGCTTCTATAGATTCAAACTTAGAGAATTGGGTGGTTTTGAAAGAGTTACCACAAATTATACTGTAGAGAAAAAGGAAGAGTTTTGTACTGACAGAAATGTTCATTTAGTTAACATGAAAGTCATTAACAATACCTTAGCAAAAACATCAATTCAATCCAGAGTTACACCATATCTTAAGGATATAAAAGGCAATTCTACCAATGGTACAGTTTACTTGCCTTGGAGATTCAAGGGGTCAGGTTCGACTACTAAGGGTGTAAAAGACGGAGACTACGACAGAAGATGTTTTGAAGCTTGTATTCAACTTTTAAGTTTTAAAGGTGTAAATAAAGTTATAGTAGTATCTGATTGTTTACAGAACTCTGCTGACCATATCCTAGACATCAGAGATTATAAGAAGAATAAAATGATTAGAGATCAAGTACAACTCATGTTAAGTGCATTAAAAACACTTAATACAAAACCACAACAATTTGATGAGTTGACTCATTTCGATTACAGCAAGATCGAGTTCATGTTTCTCCCACAAGTCTCTGAAAATGACGACTCTAACTTATTCTGCTAATGACTAAAAGATGGGAAGATTTCTCTGAAACTGCCTTCGACGCCATGGAGGCAGCAAGTAAGAAAGGTCGTTGGGTAAATGCCCAGACGGCAGCTAAGAAAATTTCATTGACAAGAGTGTTCTATGACCAAGTACATTCTTGCGGTTATCCAAACCAATTACCTTATATTAGTGTGGAAGCCATGAGATTACCAAAGAACAAAAGGCCTACTAAAGATCATATATTATCGCCACAATTTGTTGCAAGAATGATATACGATCAACCTGAGATTTGGCTATCAGACTATGAAAAATTCAAACAGTTATTTTTTATATGTTGCCAAACAATACAGATCACTAGAACAGAAAACGACGTACTAAAGAACTTCACTTCAAATAATAATAACAATTTTGTTATTCTTGTTCCTACTTTACGAAAGTATGAAGAGGCTGGTATCAAACTCTATGACCAGACACAAACTAGACACATACAGAATAGTATATTTGAAGAGTTAGTTCCCGAACAGTTGACCGCCTATGAAAAACAGTATCTACAATGAAAATAGAAGTTTATGATAACTTCTTACCAACTGAAGTGTTTATGCCCATTAAGGATTATATCTTTAGTGGGCAAATGCCATGGTATTATATGCCTAACTCAGTAAGCAATGATGATAATTGCCCACAATTCTCACATTGTTTATATAATGATCTTATGCCAATATCTGATGTTTATAACTTAGTCAAACCAATATTTGCTACACTTAACCCAATAGGATTGTACAGGGTAAAGTTTAATGCAACAGCAAGAACTGAAATCATACAAGAGAAACCTCTACACTATGATGTTACTGGACAAGATATAAATGATGTTCCAAATCATAATATATGCGTCTTGTATATGAATGATAATAACGGATATACATATTTTGAGGACGGGCAACAAGTAGATTCAAAAGAGAATAGAGCAGTGCTATTCCCTAGTAATTTTGCTCATGCTGGTACATCTTGCACAGATTCTGATTTAAGAGTGGTGCTGAACATAGATTATAGTAAGTGGTAGAATGGATTTATTTCCTGTATTATTAGAAGAATATGATCTCACAGGAGCGCCTGGCGTTGATGAGTTCAGAAACCATATAATGAAGGGTATAGAAGATAATATGCACAGAGGACACTCTCTAGCCGTCAATGGCGTGAGTTCACATGGTGGTTTTGACCCATTAGCCGCCCCTGCATCACAGGACATACTCAAAATATTTCAAGAGTGTTTAAATCATTATGCTGACAAAATGGGCAACTGGCCATGCGTGATTAGTGGTGGTTGGTACAATGTTTTGCCAAAGGGTGGATTTACAGAGAGACACAGGCATGAGTCAAGTGTTGTGAGTGGTGCATATTATATAAAATTACCAGAGGGAGATTGCGGAAACTTTTATGTTGTATCGCCGTTACAACAGTATATGATGTGTCAACACTTTATTAAGGACAGCATATATGGTGATTATTTTTATGATGTGCCTATAAAAGAGAATCACCTGTATCTATTTCCGTCATGGTTAGAACATGGAAGTAGAGTTAATAAAACTGATGGCGATAGGATTACAGTTAGTTTTAATACATCAGGTGTGGCAAAAGAAATGTTGCCTCCTGAGTTTGTAAAACAAGTGTGGGGTGGTTAATGGAAATAGTACATATACTACCAACAGCAGTGGCAATAATACCTTGCCCGTTTCATAATGATATTAAGGAGATTATATTATCAGAAGTGAAAGAACAAGAAGAAAGTATGATAAAATTTGCTGCAAATGAAGAATTAAAACATATTCAACACTATTCGGTATTGGCAAATGATGAGAAATACGGCAAGTTTAGAAATTGGTGTGAATTGCAGGCAGAAACTTATGCCAAAAAAGTTCAAGGACAGTATATACCTGAGACAGTACAAATTACAGACAGTTGGTTCAATGTCTCTAATACAGGAGGATTCCAACATCAACATTATCATGCCAATTCTTTTATATCAGGCGTGTATTATGTTAATTTTGATGCAGAAAAAGGACACTGCCCAACTGCATTTACAAAAGATGAGGCAACTTTTATGCCTAACTCGCCAGTTTTACATCTATTAAAGGAGAAATATACAGAATTTAATCAAACTGACGTAGTTTATGCTAAGGAAGGCGAACTAATATTATTTCCTTCTCACACTACACATGGTTATAAAGAAAATAAAGGCGACAATAGAGTGACTATCTCTATGAATATTATGCCAACAGTTGTAACTAATGGCGATTATGGTTGGAGAGTTACTCAACTGACGCCACAAGAGAGATATGACGCCTTTATAATTTCTAAAGAATTTGATGCTTGACATTGGCGTGACATGGTTGTATATTATTAATAGGGAAACAAATTGATCTTAGTTATCAATTTTGTTTCTCGCACCCTATATTTTAAGGTTATGGCACTTTGGACAGCAAAAGTTATTCAGAATAACAGATTATTCTCTACAGAGTTTGAGAGTATATCCCCATTTGGTTCTGACGCCCTTACAGAGGCGAAAGGAAGATTTGGAACTGATGACATTCAGTTGTTCAAAAAGTCAAAGAGCAACAGAGGTAGAAATTAGTGTGACAGTTGATGTAGTGTCACACAGTAGGTTGCTTAAACTACAAAATATAGTATGATAAAAAATGTGGAGAGAGGGTTTGTGTTTGTTCCTCTGCTCCACATCTTTATTTAAAACACAATTATTAAAACACAATGTCAAACTTAGTATTTCATACAGCGACTCAAAAAGTCAAGGTGCTTCAATGGACAGAGAAATTATGTCGTTGCCTTGAACAACAGTATAAAGATTATTCAGTACGCTCTATCGTTAATAATCAAAACATGGCAGACAAACCTGACCCATTTCTACAGGAAAAGGTTACTCAACTTGAGTCAGGAGAAGATGATAGGATTAGTTTTTTCATAGAAAAAGGTAGAAAATATTATAAAGTTTGCCTACGCTGGAAACAAGTCAATCGTCAGTTTAAAGATGACATAAGCGTCCATTGCTTTGTTGATAAATTGACAGGCGAAGTATATAAACCAGCAGGGTGGAAACAACCCGCTAAACACGTTAGATTTAATATGAGTGATGATTCTGACAGGGCAAGACTCTACAACGTGTGTGATTGGGCGGGTGGTTATCTCTACCTTAGATGATACATAACATACTAAATAACTAAAAAGAATAAATCATGGTTTACGACTCACTTACTTCCGATACAGAGACACTAACTAAAGTCAAGTTGCAACAAGTTGATAGATTAAAGAAACAACTACAAGCAGCGATGAAAACTATAGGTAATCTTGATGAGAGATTGACTACACTAGAGTCAATGGTTCATGCTTCTCTACTCAAACAGCAAGATGATATTGCTGGACTTGTTACTGAGATCAATGCTATTAAAGGCAAGAATGATCTGGACAAGGCATCATCAAAATTTGACATGGGCGCTATGCCTACTGAATTTGGTGGTATAGGTGCTCCGCCTCCAGTTGGATAGTTGCCAAACCACTCACAATATGTAATACTAAGTTTGAACACACAATTTTT